CTGTACCAGACTGAATTTAAGGAGAAAGGTAGTCTGCCTACCTTACTCAGTGCCATCAGGGACTCTTTTACCGATTGTGCCCACAAGTTATGGGAGCGCTGCAAGGAAGCGTTGGGTCAGTTTTGGTCCACGCTCCTACTTGCTGGTGCTGCTATTTCATGTGGTTTCTGGGCAGTGAAGCACACCATGGAAAGATCAGGCCCAGTTGAGGAGCTCGATATAGACCCTCTTATTTCGCAATCACGAGATCAAGGTGCTATAGACCAAGGTAGGAAGGTCGTTGTGTCCAATATTGTTTGGCTTTCCACGGAAAATGGCGACCAGATTGGTGCAGGTTTAGCACTCGGTGGGGATCTAATCATGCTTAACAGGCATATTTATGATGCTGCAGTTGAGGCTAGCTTCGACACTGTGGTCATAGACAGGTACCACCATACACTTGGTCCAAGATCTTGGCGCATAGGTAAAGAATCGCTCTTTGGAATTTCTGGCAAGAAGAATCCTAATGCATACTTTGTTCCGAACGCTGATCTTTGTGTCGTTCGTGCAGACAAATTTCTCGGTGCTGACATCCGTAATCTTTTTGCTCAGTCTAAGCTCGAGTGGGATGCTATGCGCACACGACAAGTGTCTGTATACTTTTGGGAACCCGACTCCGAGGGTAATGCTCATAAGTTGAGCATGCATGGTCCTGCCCGTGGTTTCCACGAGATTTCTGCAACTGCACCAAATGGTCAACGCTACGCAACCACGAACACCATTGAATATGAGCTATCCACTTATGTGGGTATGTGTGGCGCTCCGGTTTTTATCAATGACCCTACCATCTCGGCGAAGCTTTGTGGTATTCACATTGCGGGCCACGGCTCTAGGGTTAAAGGATATGCAGCACGCGTCACTAGGGATATGATAGATGCCGCTTTTGACTTTTTCCGGTCTAAAACGATTTTTGTCAACTCCAATGCGTTCATACGTGAAAAGGTGCGCTATGACGTTTTCCCTGAAGCCCCTATTCCTGACGCTACAGTTGTTGGTGTTTGTGAAACACCCACATTGCACCTTAAAACGCAATATAAGCGCTCGCCTCTAGCAGGTATGATTGACGGTGTTGGTATCGACAAGTATCCAGCTATCCTCACGCCCAAGTATGTTGATGGTGTTTTGGTGGACCCAGTTGTTAAGAACATTGTTCAATACTCCCGGGGATCCATCATGCCTAACATGAACATCTATGCGGGCGCCGCAAATGCATTCGTCAGGTATCTCAAGAAGTTTACTCAGCCATACAACCACCCTGGCCCTCTCGATTTTGAGCAGGCTTGCGGCGGATACAAGTGGCGTTGGCCCAATTTAGCCCCCCTAACTCGTGCTACATCAGCCGGGTTTCCGGATGGGCTTTATTTTAAGGACAAGAAAAGGAGCATCTTCGGTACCGACAAATGG